AGAAGTTTATAACCAAGCAGTTAGAATGGGGTTAGGTAAAAAAGTAAAAGCTCAAGACATTTGGAGTAAAGTTGTTGAAGCTCAAATAGAAACTGGGGTTCCTTATTTGTGTTCTAAAGATAATGCTAACAAAAAAACCAATCACCAAAATATTGGCGTAATTAAACAATCAAATCTATGTAATGAAATTTACCAATACACTGATGAAGAAACTACTGCAATTTGTACACTATCCTCAATGGTGTTAAAAAACTTTATTGTTGATGGTAAATTTGATTTCCAACTCCTATTTGATGAAACTAGAAAAGTTGTGAGAGCTTTAAATAAAGTAATTAATATCAACAGTTATTCAACATCTAAAGGTTTAAAAGGTGGTCTTGAACAGAGAGCAATAGCTATTGGTACACAAGGTTTAGCTGATGTATTTTATTTAATGGATTATGAGTTTACTTCTGAAGAAGCTAAAAAATTAAATAAAAACATTTTTGAAACGATTTATTTCGCATCAATAACTGAAAGTAATAAATTATGTGTTGAAGGTAAGTATGAACCTTATTATCATTTTAAAGGTTCACCGATGTCAAAAGGTATTTTCCAATTTGATATGTGGGGTTTAAATGAAGGTGATTTGTTTTGGGACTGGACACAATTAAAAGAAGAAGTTAAAAAACATGGTGTTTGTAATTCTTTATTTACGGCTCAGATGCCTGTAGCTTCTTCAGCAAAAATTACTGGTTCATTCGAAATGACTGAACCTGCTCATTCAGCTTTATTTAATAGAAGAGTTGTTGGTGGGGAGATTATGATTGTTAACAAATATCTGATTAGTGATTTTGAAAAAATTGGTGTTTGGTGTGAAGATTTAAAAAATGAAATCATATTTAATGAAGGTTCAGTTCAAAACATTAACTTTAATAACTATTTAGACCAAGAAGATAAAAAATATAATTCCAAAGTTAAAAGAATTGAACATCTTATTAAAAAGTATAAGACAATTTGGGAGATTTCACAAAGAGAATTGATTGACATGGCAGCCGATAGAGCACCATTTATAGACCAATCACAATCAATGAATATCTATATGGCAAACCCAACCCTATCTAAAATAACATCTAGTCATTTTCACGCTTGGGAAAAGGGTTTAAAAACTCTTTGTTATTATATAAGAACAAAAGCTATCTCAACGGGAGCTAAACATTTAGCACTTGATATGAGTAAAATGGAAAAACCTAAACCAAAACCTGAAGAACCAAAAATTGATTACACATCAATGAATTTACCACCAAAACCCGAAAATTCTAATTTTGATTGTTTTGGTTGTTCTTCCTAAGAAACGCTAACCCCTCGTAATGAGGGGTTTTTTATGCTTACCATTTACTATTATTTTTTTCAATATAAATTGATTTTTTGAATATTTATATTAAAAAACTATGGGAGAAACTTTTATCAACATACAATTTCCTTTTGCTGATTCACAAAAAGGTTATTTCCTAGAAATGACTAAAGAAAATAAAAAAGCTATTAAATCTGATTTAATGCATCTTTTATTAACCAATAAAGGTGAAAGACTTTATATGCCCGATTTTGGTACTAACCTAAAAAAATATTTATTCGAACCAAATATTGAAACTGTTAGTGCTGACATTAGAGCTGAAATACAAACCTCCATTAACAAATACATACCGAATTTAAAAATAGATACTTTAACTGTAACACCAAGTGATGATAATGAACACTCTGTTTTTGTTAAATTAGAATATACGGTAACTAATGACACTTTTCAACAAAGTGATTTTGTAATAATACAAATATAAAAAATGGCACAGAAAAAAATAAATTACTTATCAAGGAATTTTGCTGAAGTAAGAACTGACTTATATAATTTTGTAAAAAAATATTACCCTGATTTAATGTCAGATTTTAGTGATGCTTCAATAGGTTCTATGTTAATAGAATTAAACGCTGCTGTTGCTGATATGTTATCCTTCCAAACAGATAGGATGTTTAATGAAACGCAATTAGATTACGCTCAACAAAGAAAGTCTATTTTAAATATGGCAAGAACTTTAGGTGTTAAAGTACCAGGTTTTAGACCATCAGTTACACTAGTAGACTTTTCTATTAAATTACCGGCTTTTGGTGATACGTTTGACATTAGATATGCCCCTATTTTAAGATTCGGTGCTCAAGCTACAGGAGCTGGTAAAGTTTTTGAAATTCTTGACGATGTAGATTTTTCATCACCTTTTAGTAAAGGGGGTATTCCCAACAGATTGATAATACCTAATTTTGACGGTAATGGTAATATAGTTAATTATACTATAACAAAAAGGGAATTAGTAGTTAACGGTAAAACATCTTATTATGTTCGTTCAGTAAACCCCTCAGATGTGACACCATTTTTACAGATAACATTACCAGAATCAAATGTGTTATCAGTTGAAAATGTTATAACTCTAGACAACCCAACTCCTAGTATACCACCATTAGATAATTTTGTTGACCCTAATAATAGATGGTATGAAGTAGATTCTTTAGCTGAAGATAAAATTTTCATGGATGATAATTCTAGGGTATCAGATAATAATTCTATAACACCAGCAAAATGGAAATCAGTAACAAGAAAATTCATAACTGAATATACTGATGCTGGGTTTATGAAATTAACTTTTGGTAGTGGTGTTAATAGTAATAACGGAAATCAATTACCATTAGTTTTAGCTAATTCGGCTAATTTTATTAATACATTAGCTTTAGGTGAAATACCTAAGGCAGGCACAACTATCTATGTGAGATATCGTGTTGGTGGTGGATCTACTTCTAATGTTGGACCTAATATATTAACTAGTGTTGGTACTTATGATATGAATGTTAATGGACCAAACCCAACTATAAATCAAACAGTAAGAAATTCATTAAAAGTTAACAATCCTATACCTGCTGTAGGTGGTGCTGAAGCTCCGTCTATTGAAGAACTTAGATTCTTAACTAAATATAATTTTGCTTCACAAAATAGAAGTGTAACAATAAAAGATTATGTTGCACAATTATTAAAAATGCCTGGTAAATATGGACTAGCTTTTAGATGGAGTGTAGAAGAACAATCTAATAAAGTCTTAATTAATTTATTAGGTTTAGATGCTAACGGTAATTTAACAAATGTTAGTTCGTCGACTTTAAAAGAAAACATCGCTACTTGGTTAGCTGATTATAGAATGATTAATGACTATGTTGAAATAAATGATGGTAGTATTATAAACTTAGGGTTTAATGTAGATATTTTTGTTGATAAATCTTTTAATGTTTCAGAAGTAGTTAATAATACAATACAAAAAATTGTACAATATTTTGATATTAAAAATTGGAGTATGGGTCAAGATGTTTATTTATCCTCTTTAATAGAAAATGTGAATAATGTACCAGGTGTATTAAATGTTATTAATATAGAAGTTTTAAATTTTGTTAGTGGTGATTATTCATTAAACCAGTCTAGTCAATTTATTATTTCAGAAGATTTGACCAGTTCACCTATTACTAGAGTATTAGATACTTCAGATTTTACTGTTTTTGGTGAATCAAATGCTATGTTTGAAATTAAATTCCCTAATAAAGATATTAGGGTTAGAGTTAAAACTAATTAATGGAACATTATACTTTAAATAATAACTTTACAACGTTAAACTATTTTGCTGATGGTTCTTTAATAAATACAATTGAATCCTCTAAATTTATTAGTATACCATTAAACTTATCATTTGATAACAATGGTAGAGAAGACGTTTTAAACAAAATAATTAAAGAAGAAGTAAACACCACCATAAACCCTTTTATAGACTTAGAAACTTTTAAATTTAATTCTTGTGTTTATGGGACATCCACACCAACGGTACCAGTATTAAATTTTTATTTTGTTAATACAGCAAATACCTATAATGTTAATTTTATAAACGCTGGATTTACAAATGATGATATCGCAACTAGTAAAAATAGATTAACAAAAAGTTTTTTTAGATTAGATTTTTATGATGGTATAGACGATAAAAGAAATTTTCTTTTTTCTGAGTTTTTAAGTGTTAACTTAAATCAAACACCTTCATTTACTTTAAATAGAATATTTTGGCTTAAAAATGATTCTAATTTTCTTAACGGTGAATATAGGTATATGTATTTTGATGTAACATTTTTTAATGCTAAAGATGGTACCATTAAAAAATTTTTAAATAAACCATCAGTTGGCCCGACTACAATAATAGATTATAGAAATAACCCTGAATGGAGATTTGTTAAAATAAAAGTTTTAAATCCTTACACTACGGTAAATAATAGTAACAGTAACTATAATAGAGTTTTTTATATTGAACCTATAAACGGTAATACTGATACATTAATAAATTTTTCAGAAATTAAAATATTATGATGGTTTTTTACAAAAGAAAGGCTAAAATTTCAGACTTCCAAAAAGTGGTGGATACGGGTCAACCTAATTTAGAGTTTCTTCTAGATGATAAAATTTCTTTTCAAATATTTTTAACACAAGATATTGAAGATATTGGTTTTTATGAATCTGATAAAAAAGCTAAGGGTATTGGTTTGGGTGATATAAATATAAGTGATTTTACTATATTATAATGGGGGTATCAGGTTTAACAGATAATAAATTATTCGATGTGAGATCATTTGACCAATCTGAACCTTTTAAGGTTGGTTTTAATAATGTCACTGATGTTTATACTGATGGTTATGGTAACAAAATTGTGAAATATGAGATAGACGATATCATGTATACAACTTATGTTAGTGATAATTATGGTTCACAAGATGTTAATAAATTCGCTGCAAATACTTTTGAATATTTCAGTGATACTAAAAATATATCTAAAATAGATATAGGTACTTTAAACACTGATATATTAGGAAACGTCTCAAGAAAAAACATTGTTGGTAGTAAATTTAATCAGGAATATATTTTAAAAATTGGTGACGGTAAAAAAATAACAAAAAGTGTTAAAAAAAATAACCCGATACCAATAAGTTATAAAGAAAATAGATATAGCACAACAAATTTAGGGGACACAATATTTCAAACAAAAACTTTCAGTTACCAACAATTTACTGAAGATATAATTTATAAAAATGATACTTACATTGGACTAATTGAAAACCCAAAAGTGAGTTCTAATCTATTTATGGAAAGAGGTCAATATACAATTTTTGAAAGACATCAGAGATTATCAGAAATAGATAATATGGCAACTTTATTTAATTATAGAAACGGATATTATACAGAAATAAAAACAATATAAAATGGCAACAGGTAATTATGGGGTCGTTAGACCGTCAGATGTTTCGGTAGACGACATACAAATATTTTATAATTTTACACCTAGTAGAAACACTAAACCTTCAGCTTTAATAGAGATAAGTGCACCTTCTGTTTTAGAAACAGTTACATCACCCACAGATTTAAATGGTGTGGCTTCAGCTTTAGCTGGTTTATATAATTTAGCTTTACCTGCTAGTATTTTTAGTGAAAAAGGTTTTTATAATATTGTTATAAAACCTAGAGAATATCGATTAACAATTCAGGATTGTGGTGTTTTATCCTCTTCCCCTGATATTAGAGGTATTGTATTAAACGCTTCAGATTTACCATCTAATATAACATTAGATACAAATTTAATTGGTTATAGAGTTGAATATTTTAATTCTAACGATAGTACCAAAATTAATAACGTATTTAGGATAATAACATCTAATGGTAGGGTAGAACCGGTTAACCAAAATTTAAATAACACTTCACAAAAAGCTATTAGATATAGATATAGGGATAATTCAGATTTAATATTCTGTACATTAACCCCAACCTCTAACCCATTGACACAACCTAATAAGGTACCTTTTATAGGTTCACCAGGACAAGTAATAACAATAACAAATACATTCTTTAACCCTGTTTTTATTGAATTGGAAATGACAGAATATGATTTGGAAACATTATCATATGGTATCTATGGGAATCAAACCAAATCAATCCAAGACGGTAAATATACGATATACGACGCAAATAATGAAATTTATAAACAATATAATCTTTATGAAATACAAGATGATACTGGTAACCCATTATTTGAAGTTAAAGAAGAAGTTAGTGTTATAGATACAACTAAAGATTTTTCTAACATAACAGGGGCATAAGTAATATAAAATGGCAACAAAAGTAATACCTGGTTCTTTAACCGATGCTTATAAAAAGGGTAAAGGAGATTTCTCACCTGATTTAGTGGGATTCCAGTTTACTAAAAGTGCCTCTATTTTTACTTTAGGTAATTTTTCTATAACCACAAACGTTAGTCCTAATTTAACTGGTGAAATATTTAACACGGGAATATTTTCAGACCCTATAACTTTAGATACCTTACAATTAACAAGTATTGAGTCTCAATTAATAGAACAAAATAGTAATAGTTTATCAGTTACTTTAAATAATAATAAGAAAAACTTTTTAAGTTATGTTTATTTTGGTGAAGCTAAAAAATTCTTAGAAACTGAATTAACTGATATCATTGATAATTGGAAGGGTAGTTTATTTATAGAACAATCTAATTTAACTAATACAATTGTAGGATTTAATTATAATCAGTATACTGATGAATCTTATTTTTCTTTCCCTATAAATGTTGCACAAAATATTTTTTATCTAGATACTAGACTTGATGGTGTTAGTTTTGATGAACTAGACATAAGTGTGTTACAGACAAATTATTTAAAGTATGAAATACAAAATGATTTCGGTAAGTTCCCTTTATTAGATTATACAGGTAATAGTAATACTAATGATTA